GCATTACGATAGGCAGCAGTTTTTTTATTTTTCTCATTCGGTGGTTGTGTTTGTTTTTTAGGTTTAACCTCTATTATATACTTAGTTATTTTCCCAGTCTTTTCACGGACTTTTATATAGAAATCAGGAAAATAGCGTCTCACTTTACCATCAGGTGCTCTGTATGGTATGATAACCTCTTCTGACCCCCACTCTAATATTGAGGGGTTATTATCACAGAACACCATGAATTTCCGTTCCCAAAGTGACCTGTAGATAACTCTAGTTGGGTTGCCACGATACTTTTTGGGATTGATAGGTTTATAAATCCCAGAATATGCCATAAATATAAATGTACCAACATAGGTATTTAGCGTGTCAATAGATAGTTTTTTAAGTACAATGAATGCTAACGGCGGAATGTCGTTGAGCAATAACTTTGTTGTGAAGTTTGATATAGACGGAACTGGTAATTTATTTGAGTTTTTATGTGATGAAGCACAGTTACCTAATGTCAATACAGCAACTGGAACAATAAAAGGTAGGTATATGGGTGAAGGTCAGGTAAACTACCCACATACAAGAATATTTACAGAAATGCAGTTAGGATTTCAGTGTGATGCTGCCATGACTCCTTTGATATTTTTACAGCAATGGTATGCTTCAATATTTGCTGAATGGGATGATGCTCATGACGTACCTTTAGGTGCGATGGACAAAGCTCCAACAGCGACAGGTGCTTCTACACCTTATGATGCAAGAACAGTACAGAGAGCACAAAATAGAACTGTTCAGTTAAATTATCCAGATAAGTATTGTGCAAACATTTATGTAACTAAAACAGAATTAGGTCCTTCTAAAGCAAGTGATTTTTCTTCAACTATTTCACAAGATGGATTGAGATCATCAATAACATATGTAATGGAAAGAGCATGGCCTTTTGCTATTGATGCAGTTCCTCTACAATTTGGATCTGCAGCGATAACTAAAGTAACAGCACAGTTTTACTATAGTAAGCATCGTATTGTTTACAATAATCCTACTAAAAGATCATATGTAAACACAGCACCACCAGGTCAAGAGTTTGGTGCCATGAGGTAGAGTGAAAATTGATTTTTCAATTCCATAAAAGCGGGAAAAAATTTCCCGCTATTTTTTGTCTGAAAAAGTCGCTAAATATAAATATGACCTTGGAGTAGATATTATGGCATTGCCAACCATGGATTTACCAACTTATGAGTTGGAAATTCCATCAAATAAGAAAAAGATAAAATTTCGTCCATTTCTTGTAAAAGAAGAAAAAGTGCTATTAATGGCACTAGAAAGTGAAAATGACGTTAATATAAGAAACGCTGTATTACAGTTATTGAAATCTTGCATATCATCAAGAATAAAAGTTGAAAATTTAGCAAATTTTGATTTAGAGTATATTTTCTTGAATATTCGTGCTGTATCAGTTGGAGAAATTGTTGAAATTAATGTTACTTGTCAAGATGATGAGAAAACACAAGTTAGATACAATTTGAACCTTACTGATGTAGATGTTACTTTTCCAAAAGGACATACTAATAAGATTATGTTGACTGACACTACAGGTGTGATAATGAACTATCCATCGTTTGATAGGTTTGTAGATTCTCAATTTGCAATGAAAGAAGTTACTGAAGAAACTGTTTTAGATATCATTGCAGAAAGTATTGATCAAATTTTTCAAGGAGAGGAGGTATATGATGAATCCACTACCAGTAAGAAAGAGTTTAAGGAATTTGTAGATAGTTTGACAAATCAACAATTAGAAAAAGTACAAAACTTTTTTGAAACTTCACCTAGACTCGAACATAAATTTAAGGTTACAAACCCAAATACAGGAGTTGAATCTGACTATACATTAAGTGGATTGGCATCTTTTTTCGGATAGCCCTCTTTCATAACACGCTAGAGGGGTATTACAAGACCAATTTTGCTTTGATGCAACATCATAAATATAGTTTGAGTGAAATTGAGAATATGATGCCATTTGAGAGACAAGTTTACATTGCTCTCTTGATGCAATACCTAGAACAACTTAAACAAGAACAAAAACAACAATAATGGCAAGTGGAACCGTTGGTTATACAGACACTAGAGGAAACAAAGACTTTTCAAGTGTCATAGCAAGTCAAATTGGAAAGCGTTTAAAAGAAGCTTCTGATATGGCAGCGGACGAGCGTGACTTTGCATCAAAACAAGCAGAAGCGGGTGGAACGTCTCTAGAAGAGGCAGGAATAGGTAAAGGATATTTTTTCAAAAGAGCATTAGGTAATAGATTTGGTGGAGATAGAATTGCCAGAACTAAAGGCAGAATGGGTGTGGGTGGTGCTGCCAATAATCCTGCTGCTAATTACAAACAGAGATTTCGTGGTGGATTTGATTATAAGGTAACTAATGAACTCAATAATTTAACAGATACAGGACCACTATCAAATGCACTTGTAACTGGACTTCGTGGTGTACAAATAGGATTAACTAATGTATCTCAATCAATATCAAAACAAGATGCTACATTAAAAGGACTTGCAAATACACAAGCTGATATGGCAAAGGCGATCATGTTTAATGGTTACCTTTTTCAAATGTTTGCAAGTCAGCAACAACAAGAAGCGACGAGAAGATCTGCTAGAAGAGAAGAGAGATCTATGGAACGTCGTGGCGGTGGTTATGGTGGCGGTGGCGGTTTTGGTGGATCTGGAACTTCTAGTTATGGTGGCGGTGGTCGAAATATGATTAATGTCACACCTAGTGGTGGCAGTGGTACTTCTTCTAATGCATTGAGAAGTTTAGATACTTTACAAACTGGTGTTGGTGTTGTTTCTAATCCAAAAAAATTGAAGTATATAGGAGGTATTAGTAAAGCATCTAATATTGCGAGTGCTGTTGATATTGGTAAAATAGCTAAAAAGACTGGTAACTTACTAAAAGTTCCTGGTACTGCGATAAGAAGTGCTTTTACCAATGTGAAGAACTTAAATGCACTTAAATCTTTTAAGGCACTTAAGGATACCATTACAGCACAGTCAGCAGCGGGACTTTTAGGACTTAGACTAAATCCAGTTAAACAATTAAGAAATTTCTTTGGTAACAGTCCATTTGATCCAAGTGTTCCTAAGAATCTTGTTGACATGGCAATTCATCAAGGTGCTAAAGATGCTGTACTTGATAGGTATCCACAGCTTTTAGAAATGATTGCAACTCCTGATTATGCTGAGGAAACATTAGAAGCAGCAGTAAGATTCTCACCAAATCCAAATTATGTTGAACCAGCTACAGACATTCTTGGTAAACCTATACGTAAAATTACTAAAAAGTTACCACAAAAAGTGGCAGAAGAGGCTACTCCACAGAGAATTGCAGATTTAGCGGAAGCTGGTGTCAAAACAGCAGACATCGCAACAGATCAAATTGTTAAGCAAGGAACTAAACAAGGACTTAAAAAAGGTAGTAAGTTGACTAAAATGATGGTCAAAAGGTTTGGTGCTGCTGGAACTAGATCAATTCTTAAAAAAATTCCAATAGTTGCTGGTCTTGCTGGTGTTGCTTTTGGTATTCAGCGTGCAATGGAAGGTGATCTTTTGGGTGCTGGTCTTGAAATTACCTCTGGACTATTAGGTGCTACTGGTGTAGGAGGCGGTGCAGGATTAGCAATTGACGGATTTTTGCTTGGTAGGGATTTAGGTATGATACCTATGAGAACTGGTGGTACAATATATCCTGGCAGATCTAATTCTCCACTTATGGTTGGTGGAAAAATGTTTAACTTCAATGAACCAGGTAATAAAGAAATAGTAAGAGTTGAGAAAGATGATGATAATAGATTCGTTGATATGGGTATTGGATTTGTCGAAGGTATGAAAAAGAAAAAGAATGAATACATATCTCTCCAAGCAACTGGTGTTGAAAGTGCTCTTAGTGGTTTAAAAGGTAGTGGATTTTTTGGTAGTATGTTTGATAACGTAGCAAATACAGTAAACACTACTAAAAATATTCTTAGTAACCTAAACCCTTTACCCTTATTAGAGAAATTTATACCAAAAAGTAATCCACTTGATAGCATAAAGAATTGGTTTAACAAAGGTTATACTCCA